ACTGTTGATCAAACAACAGCTAGGTCTTCTGTACAATTTTCTATTAGAGCGAACGCAAATTCAGATAAAACTAACCCTTCTATTTTATATAATAGCTTGCGTCCAAGAAATGATATAGAAATTACATTTATACCAGAATCTGGTAATGGTGGATATATTTTTAGAAATATGACCCTTATAAATGATTTAGAACAAAGTGTTGGTTCAGATGCCTCAATTATGTTTATGTTTGAAGGCGCAACTGCGATTACACTTTAATTTAAAAAAATAAATATATGTCAAATAATAATATTTTTAAAGAAGGAATTATAATTGATTCTTTTAAAATTTCCAAAGAAGTTGGTAAAGATCAAAGCAATGAGCCAATTATTGAATCTCAAGAATTTGTCCCAGAATGGACTGTTTTCGTTAATTCAGAAACTAAGAAAACTAATGCTTTGAAATTAATGCCATTAAAAATGACGGATGCTGCAGAATATCAAAAATTAGAAGGTTCTGACCCATTAAAAGCAGATATTCTTCCAATATTAACATTTTTAGCGAAAAAAAGATACATAACTTCTGTTGATTTTCCTGAGGGAGATGTCAATTTTACTTCTGATTCTTATGCTTGTTGCTCAAACTTATTTTGGATTTATCGTTCAAATTTTTTTATGAATTTCAACTTAGAGTTAGTGGAGAAAAAACTTTAAAGCTAAGTTGTGTTGATAGTAAAACTAAAAAAATCTTATTTAACCAAAAAGAAATTGATATAGCTATACTTTGTCTTATAAAGCAAAATCAAAATATTTTTTCTTATCAACAAGTCATTAATTGGAGTTTTCAAGAATTTTTTTATTGGATTGATATATCTAGCGAATATGAAGCTATAATGAATAAAAATTAAAATATAATTTTAATGAGTGATATAAAATTTACAATTACAGCATTAGACTCCGCCTCCAAAACATTAGATGCTATTGACAAGAAAGCCAAGAGTGTTGGTAAAAACCTAGAATCAGAAATACAAAAAGCTTATAGAGAACGCTTTGGCATGCCTTTATCAGATGCAAAAAAGCAAAGTCAAATGAATCAGCTGTTTACTCAAAATGAGAAAATGGCTAAAGAAAATTCAAAAAAAATAAATGAAGGCTTAAATCAAGAAATTAAGATTAGAAATAATATTTTAGATGCTAGAAAGCAAAGTCAACTTTCAACAGTTAATCTAATAAAACAAAGCTTTGAAAAAGAAAAAAGTTTATTAAAGCAAGTAGCGGAAGAAAATAAAAGAAAAGAAAATGAATCAAGAAAAGTTCAAGTTCAACTAGATAAGCAAAAAGAAAAAGAACAAAAAATATCTCAAAAGCAAGAAATGTTCTTTGCTAAACAGCAAGAAAGAGAGCAAAAAATCCTTAGAAAGGAACAAGGCGATAATTTTAAAAGACAAATAAGGATTGAGCAAGAAAATAAAAAGAATTTTGAAAAGAATCTAAATGATGCCAAGAATGCTAAATTTACCCCGATCAACTATATAAGAGACAAGAAAGGCAATGTAATTGGTGTATCTGGAGAAAAAACCACAACCGCTAATATTGCAAATAGTTTAAATCTAGGCGGAAGAACAATTTCAAGAGAAGAAGCCCAAAGATATGGCAATAGAAGAGGCGGAGGAATGGTTAATGATGGGGGAGGTGGATTCCTAGGTGGCAAAAGAACTTTTGGACAAGTTTTAGGTGGTTATGCTGCTTACAGAGTAGCCGTTGGGACTGAAACTGCTGCATCTGCAATTATAAATACTCCAATCGAGTTAGAGAATGTTAGAGCTTCTTTAGATGCAATGAACTTTGCTTCCGGGTTAAAAGGCAAAGAAGAATATAAAAGCAAAACAAAAAAAGATTTAGAATTTTTATATAAGTTAGGAAATAGATATGGTATAGATTATACCGCCGTTGCTCCTGAATTTATGAGAATGCAATCAGTTAGAGCTAGTGGTAGTAAGAAATTTTCTGATAAAGATATTCAAAATATAACTCAAGCATTTACTGGATTGTCAAGGGTAAGTGGTTTGGACGCTACTAGAACAAAGTTAGTCTTCTTGGCTGTTTCTCAAATGTTAGGTAGAGGTAAACTTCAAGGGCAAGAAGTAAATCAGCAGTTAAAAGAGCAAATGGCTATCTCTGGTCCGGTTATAGAAGAGTCTATTAGAAGAGTTATTTTTAGCCCAGAAATTAAGAAAAAGAATCCAGAATTATATAAAATTTACGAAAAATATAGAAAGAAAAAAATAAACCTTGACCAATTAATGGAAGATGGGGTTTTAGGATCTGGCATTTTGACAGAAACACTTGGCGTTATGCAAGATATGTTGGGAGGAATGGTTGATGAAAAATCCCATACTCTGACAGGCTCTCTGGGTAGATTCGCTTCTGCTTCAAAACAATTTATTGATTTAAGCTCTCAGCAAGGCGGATTTCCAGCTAAACTAGCTAAAAGAGTTGACCAAATTTCCTCAGGTATTCATTATTTTAATAAAATTGGATTATCAGATGAGTTAAATCCAGATAATTCGTATTATGACATAATGAATGCCAAATATGAAGGAAAAGATGTCAGCCCACTAAGAAAAACCGCCGCTAGTGGTAAAAAATTTATAGACCAATCTCTTATACCAAATGCTAGTCTTGCCTTAGGTGTATATTCTGCTAGAAAATTAGCTAAAAAGCTTTTTAAACACGCAATGGTAAAAGGTCGGCTAGCTGGAACATTGCTCGGACCACAGGCGGCTGGAGCTGTATTTGCTGGAGGAATAGCTTATGATTTGGGGAAAGAAATAGGTATCGCTTATGATGAAGCTAGGTTTGACAACGAGGTTAGCAAATTTAAAGATTTTTATAAAGGAAAATATAAAATAGATGCTCCAGTTTTACCTGGGCAAAATAATATGAGCATGAATCCAAATCTATTTGTTGATTCAATAATGGCTCAAACAAAAAAGCCACAACAGAATATGAGCTATATTAAAGCTCCAGCAGACTCAGCTAAGGATTTTTTAAAAGTAATAGATTATTTTCCAAAAAATCAATCATTAATGGGGTTAAATGCGCCACAAATTAGTCAACCAGCTGAACAGCCATTGCAAGGTGATTTCCCAAGCTCGTCAAAACAACAAATAGAGTTAATTTTAAAAATTGAAAAAATGCCAGAAGGCTTTAGTCCAAATATCTACACTTCTGATGGAAGGTCAAAACTTAATCTTGGAGTTAATTTATTAACAGGAAAAAATCAAGGGGTGAGCTATGCCGGTTAATTCAAATTGGTATGCGCCAAAACTTAATGGAGTGCCATTCATATGTTTAGAAGCATCTATACCAGAACTTGGAAGAAAAACAGCTATTTTTGATTATCCGAATACTGATTCAAGATATGTTGAGGATATGGGTAAAGTTAAAGGTGTTTATGAGATAACCGCACAAATTCAAGCAAATAACCTTACTCCATCAAGCTATAAAAGAAATAAAAAGAAATTTGAAAAGGCTTTAGCAAAAGAAGGATTGGGAGTATTAATTCACCCCACCCTCGGTAGAAAAAAAATTGTTGTAGTTAATCCTAAGCAAACAGGAGAGGCGATGCAAGGGCAAATAGGTCTTGTTAATTATAAATTTCTTGCCGTAGAATCTGATGAAAATAAATATCCTAAAAAGCTTGATGATAAGAAAGGATTGTTAAACAAATTAGATGAATTTCTTAAACAAAAATTAGGTGCAGGACTAGAAGACATGATTAAGGGGATAGATGATGCTTTAGAGAGTTATAATGCAGTTAGAGATGGCATTACAGCTGTTTCTGATTTTATGCAACAAGGAATGGAAACTATCAATGGCATTAATGACGAAATCGCAGGATTAACGGCTGATATTAGCAACATAAAAAATACAATTAATGATGTAGTAAATTTTCCATCAAAATTTGCCACAGCATTTGTAGCTAATCTAAATCGGTTAATCCAAGTTACCTCTAGTTTTCCAGATGCCTTTTCTTTACAAAAAAGTGTATTTAATAAAACTCCCGAAGCCAAATCTAGTTTTTTAGCTGAAACCAAAATTGCAAATGTAATATCAAATACAACAAAAATTGCATTAATGTCAAATTCATTTCAAATAGCTACTGCAATTAATTTTAATAACCAAGATGATATTAATAACATCATCAAAGAATTGGAGCAAATGTATAAAAGCTTAGATCCTAATTTAATTGATGATGAAATTTTTACAATTATTGAGACTATTCGAGCTGAAAGTTTAATTAGTTTAAAAAATATTAAATTAAAATTACCTTATGTTAATATTATTAATACTAATTCATTGCCCGCAATTGCTTTAGCTTATAATTATTATAATAATGCTTCTGGAATTCAATATGAAAATATTATTAGTTTAAATAAAATCCAAGATCCTTCGAGTATTGGTGGAAATATTAAGGTATTTGTATCATGAACAAAGTATCGGCGGTTATAAACGAACAAGAATATTCTAACTTTTTATCTTATGAGTTTTCTAGGGATATTGAGGGCTTATTAAAACCCTTTTCTTTAACCTTAAATATTCCAGAAGATAGAAGAGTAATAAAAACGGGAAATAATAGAGTTGTTATTAAAATTGATGGAGAAAGTTTTTTAACTGGTTTCATAGAGGATGTTTTAGAGACGGATCAACAAGATAAATCAATAGTCACTATAATGGGAAGAGACTCTTTATGCGATTTAGTGGATAGTAAATTAGGTGCTAAAATATATAAAACTCCAGTTTCTTTTGTCGAACTAACAAAAAGCGTATTAAAAGCTTTAAATTATAATGTAGTTGATAAAAAAACTAGGTTCAGTAGAGAGGGGGATATTTCCGTTATTAATAACTATGGAGATATTGCTATTTTAGAAGCTAATGACGATGTTGCCCACAGAGATAATGATTCAGCATTTGAAGTGATAAAAAGATGTGCTGATAAAAGAAGGTTAATATTAAATTCTGACGGAGATGGAAATTTAGTTATTAATAAAATAGGAAATACTGTTTGTGATACAGTTTTATTAAGATATAGAAATAACAATGAATCCAATGTTTTAACCTCCAAAGTCCATAGAGACGATACGAATAGATTCCATAAATACATAGTTAAATCTATTGTTACTGGCTCTAAACAAACCTCTAATGCAACTATTGACCCAAGGGAGTCGGAAATAATTACTAAAGGCAGAGAGGGAGGTTCAAGTTCAATAATAAATGGCACTGGAATTTATTATGATGATGAAATAAGGGACACAAGAGTTTTAACAATATTTAAACAAGTATCTAATTTAAAACAAGCCACTGAATTAGCGAAATGGGAAGCTAATATACGAAAAACTCAATCTTTTTCTTATGATTGTTCGGTTATAGGATTTCGACAAAATTTTGATGATGACATTGAAAAAAATCCATTATGGCAAGTAAATACTTTAGTTGATGTTGAAGATGAGGTAAAAGATGTCTTTGGAAGATTTTTAATAAAATCAATTAGATATGCTAAGGATAATAATGGCACTAGAAGTAATTTAACTTTAGTTGAAGAGAAATCTTATACCGAATCTTTATTTGAGCCAATTGTTAAAAACCCAAGAGGTAAGAGAGAAGAAAATAAGGTAATTATAGATAGCCGACCAGAAATTTAAACAATTATAATCATGCAAGGATATTTTACAAACATAGGAAAAATAATTAGCTTAGAATTGAACAATGATGTTATTTATGCAAAAGTAGCATTATTAAGAAGCGAAATGGAAATCGATGATGTAAGAATAGTAAGCTCATTTGGCATTAGTGGTTATCCAAGCATTGGATCTCAATGTATAGTTATAAATACTGATTGCGATACATCAAGAAGTTATGGTTTAATTATCGATTTAGAGCATATAACTTCTGATGCAAACGGCATTGTAATCTATGGAAAAAATGATAATAAGCTTTATTTTATGGACAATGGAAATATTGACATTGTTAGTAATAAAAATAAAATCACATTAAAGGGCAATAGTATTGAAATTACTGGAGATGTTAAGATTACTGGAAATTTAGAAGTTTCTGGAAACTCAACATTAACAGGAACTGGGACAACTATTGCAGGTAAAAATTTCTTATCTCATACACATTCTGGAGTTACTCCAGGTGGTGGAGTAAGTGGAGGAGTAGTATAATGACTTTAGGTTTTAAAGAAGTTTCTGACAAGCCTTATGGGTTTGATTTAGACTTTGCAGGAAATGGAGATCCTTTAAAGAATGCTATTTATATGTCTCTTTTTTGTAATAAGAAAGAAATATCTCCTGAATTTTTAAATAAAAACATAGCCGAGAATGGCTGGTTTGGAAATTTAATAGTTCATAATGGAACTGATTTTGACCAAGGAAGTTTTCTGTGGACTTTAAAACAAGTTCCGCTAGATAATGAAACTATAAATTTAGCTCTCGCATACACAGAAGAGAGCTTGCAATGGTTAATTGATGATGAGGTTATAGAGGATTTTAATGTTAGTTTTGTTGATAAAAATAATGTTTTATTGCCAGAAGAAAGTATATATAATTATATAAAACAAATTGGCTACATTATATTAGAAATAGCAATAAAACCTTTTTATAAAAATGAAATTAAATATAGTTTAAATATTAAAAATGGCTGAATTTAACACCCCAGATTCAAGGTTAGATATTTACAATAAAATGCAAGCTGATGTTTCAATTGAAACAGATGGTGAAGCATTAAAGGTAGATTCCGTCAAAACTATGCTTGGTGCTATTTCTGCTCGTTTATATGATTTGTATAGAAAAAGATTAAACATTAATAAGCAATCATTCCTACCTACTTGCGATGATGAATATTTATCTGTTCATGGCGAACCTTATCAAATAACTTTAAATCCAGCAACGCCATCTGAGGGTTATGTTGTATTCGGCGGTTCAAATGGGGCAACAATTAGTGCTAGTTCACCAATACAATCAGCAACTGGCTTGATATTCACAACTCAAACTGATGGAACTATTGCATTGCAACAAGTAACTCCGGCATCTATTTCAAGAAGTGGAACTTTGGTTACTGTTTCATTTAGCACGCCACATAATTTAGCAAGTGGCTTTACAATTGATTCAATTACTGGCTGCACTCCTGATGATTTTAATATTACCAATCAAGTAATCACAGTTAATGCGGCAACCTCAATCCAATTTAATAAAGCTGGAACTCAAGGCAATGCAAGTGGAACAATCATTGTTCAATGGAAAAGTGCTTTAATCAAAGTTCAATCTTCAACAGCTGGAATTGCAACTAATTTAAATCATGGAACTCTATTAAAATTAAGTGAGGCAATAGTTGATGTTAATACAAATTGTTATGTTGATTATTCGGGGTTAAGCAATGGAACTGATGTTGAAGATGCGGTATCTTATAGACAAAGAATAAAAGATAGAATGGCTAATCCAGTTGCTTATTTTAATAATGCTTTTATTGAAAGTGAATGTAAAAAAGTTAGTGGAATCACTAGAGTTCAAATATTTAATCCAACTACCACTACTGCACAAATAACAATATCATCAATTACAAGATATGATAATGTTGCTATTGCTACATCTAATAGCCATGGTTTGTTAGACAATACGACAATTATAGTTTCTGGAGCAAATCCAGTTGCTTATAATCTTCAAACCAAACTTATTGTTTTAGATACCAATAGATTTGCTTATAAAGTCGCAGGAACGCCCGCTAATCCGACTGGAACAATTATAGCTTCTTTTTCTTATGTTCAACCTGGGCAAGTTAGAATTGGTATATTAAGAGATGATGATGCTAGTATTATTCCTTCATCAACTGAGGTAGAAAAAGTAAAAAACAAATTATTAGAAAAATTACCAAGCAATATGGACAATACTGATTTACTAGTTTTTTCTCCAACTGCAGTGCCACAAAATTTTACATTTAGTTATTTATATCCAAATACAACCGCAATGAAAACGGCAATATCAAACTCACTAGATAATTATTTTAGAAGCAAAAACAAAATTGGCGTTAATGATAAATTAGCTTCTTTAAAAGCGGTTATAGAAAATACTTTCGATCCAACTGGAAAAAAACCTGATTTTACTTTATCATTTCCAACTCAGGATAATTCAATTGGTTTAAATCAAATATCAACATTAGGAACAATTACTTATCCATGAAAGACGAATTTAATATAAAAACAGTTCAGGAACACACTATTATAGCTGCATCGTTTTTGCCCAATGATAATTTGCATTTTGCTAAAAACTATGCAAATAGCGATTTGTATAAATTTTTAAAAGGTATGGCTAAAAGCTTTAAAGATTTAGATGATTTGTTTTCTAAAGATTGGAACAACATGAGTATTTTAACTTGTGATAATGAAGAATTTCTTTCTCTTTGGGAATCTAGTGTCGGTATCCCTGATAATATCTTTAAGCAAACTAATAGTTTATCTTTTGAGCAAAGAAAAAATCAAGTTTTGACTAAACTAACAAGTTTGGGTGTATTAACCCTAGAAGACATGAAAGCATTAGCTAATTTACTTGGCTTAACTGTTACTATAAAAACTGGAGAAGAAGTCGCTTATCCTCCCTATGATGTTCCTTTTATTCCTATCGGAGAAGGTGCAAAATTTATTTTAGTTATATCATCTAAGGATTTTAATGATACGGGTTATCCTCCTTATGATGTTCCTTTTACTCCAACTGGCTCTGAATCATTATTAATTGATTTATTTCAGAGTATTAAACCAGCTAACACTTTATTAATTGTTACTTAAATTTTATGGCAAATAAAACAAGCAGTTTTTTAGATAATAGTCCACCAAAAGTTGACCAAATTTGGTTAAACATGGTTACTGGTGAGGTTGCTAATGCTATTCCAATGGCTGGAGATTCAGTTGATGCAACTGGCTTAGTTAATGATCAACTTTTAAAATCTATAAAAAGCTATGTATCGCAAGCGGGTATTTTATGCACTGATACTAGCTCTGGAGCAAATGTTTATGTTGTTAATGCTTCCACCCCGTTTACTAATCCAGTATTAAAAATTGGAACAAGAGTTAGGTTTAAAACTGCGAATGCAAATACAAGCTCTTCAACAATTACCGCCTTTGGTGGTTCTGCGATTACTTGTAAAAAAAGTGATGGCTCAACAAATTTATCTTCTGGTGATATTTTAGCTAATAGTGAAGTGGAATTTGTTTATAATGGCACAAATTGGGTTAGAACTTTATATGGAGCAATAGCCACCACCACCAACCAAGGCGTTGCTTATCTCAACAATCCTATCAAAATAGTAAATGACGGCTCGTCCCCAAATGACACGGTTGGTTTTATCGGCGGAACATTTATAACTTCATCGGGTTCAGTTGTCTTACTTCCGACCATGACAAAAAAAATTCAATCAAGCGGTGCGTGGACAGCTGGAACGGGGCAAAATGGATTAGATACAGGAGCAAGAACTGCAAGCACATTTTATCGAACTTATGTTATTCAAAATAATTCTACGCTAGCTTATGATATTTTGTTTAGCCCTTCTGCAACCTCACCAACCGTTCCTAGCGGTTATACAAATTTAGGCATCATTGATTATGCCATTATAAGAGTAAATGCTTCTACAAATATTGCAACCGCTAACTGGGATGTAAATGACAAGCGCCTTGTTTTAGGAGCTGGTGAAAGTATACAAGTTTTTAGCGGAACTGCCACTGGAGCTGGAAATACTACAATTTTAAATACAATTGAAACACTAGAATTTGTCGTTAGACTTTATTTGTCGACCGCAAGTGCGGGAGGTTCTGATATTTCAGTTTATGGAAGCGAACAATCATCAAGCGATATTCATGAATGCATCTCTGCAGGCACAAATAACGGATTCCAAGCAATGGGCGGAGGATCTGTTTACACAACAGATGGTAAAATCTATTGGAAAAACTTTTCAACGGCAGGAGGTGTTTCAAACCAAACCTGCAAAATAAAATCAATAAAAATTAGGAGTTAAAATGTATTTTAAGCAAAAACAACCAAACGGCACATTTACAATATTTGAATCGGATTTAAATTTTGATATAGATATTGCCACAAAACTTACTGACGAAGAAATAAAAGTTTATTTGCTTCAAAAAGCAAAAGACGAAAAACTTGCTAAACTTGAAACTTTTATTTTAGTTAAAAAAACAGAACCGTTTACATCCCACCTTGCACCTGAAATTATAGACGGTGCTAGAATTGGATCCGATGTTAAGTTTCATTGGCATGTCAATGATATACCAAATTCAAATTTAACTTCTGAAAGCTTTTTAGCCAAATGCACTATGGATTATGTAAGTTGCAATGATTTTGCTAAAAAAACTGGCACAGATTATGCAAGCGAAAAAACAGCTTACAATAATTGCGTTAAGCAAAAAATTGTACCGTATCCAACAAAGATTATTAAAGATGGTAAAGAACAAGCTGGCGTGGTTAATATCTTTCCTGTTGCATTTTCATTAGCTCAACACATCCAAGGTAGAGAAATACAAAACAACATATTGTTTAAAAATAAACAAATCGAAATCAATGCTTGTAAAAGTGTTGAGGAAGTCGAAGCAATTAAATTTGAATAATAATATGCAATCAGGATTTGAATTTATAGACAAGCCAGTTTTTACGGCAAAAAAAGATAAAAAAGATAAAATTGTTCTTATAGAGCCTTTAAAATTTTATATTAATTTTGCGGGGCAAAGACTTCCTGAGCTTTATATTGTGCCAGCGGGCTTTGAATCTAACGGCTTTTCAATTCCGTTTATTTTTAAGCCTTTCGTAAGTAATTTTGAAGTTGGCGTTGAAAATGCAATAGCTCACGACTTTTTATATAGCGAGCTAAAAACCTTTGACATGTTTAGAAGAGACGCCGACATGGCGTTTTATAGCGGGTTACGCAACAGTAATTTAGAAGTTTGGAAATCTAAGCTTTTTTATTGCGCGGTTATAATTGCTGGTGGTAAACATTGGAAAAAAAAGATATGATTGATTTTATTAATATATTTAACTTAATGAAGCAAGCGCCTGAATTTTCAATGATGTTTGTTGCTTTTTTTATTTATTTAGCCGCTGAAAATAGAAAAAAGTTTTTTAAAATAAGAGACTACGAAAATAAAGACAATATGGGAATTTTTGTTAAAAACGAAATTAACGCCTCAGAAACAAGAATAAAACAATATATTGACGAAAAATTTAAAGCTTTAAAAAATGGATTTTAAAGATTTTATAAATCAAATCAAAGAATTAGCTGATCCCGCA